GATCTATACCGCCTACTTGGTCTAGGGCGTTTGTAAATTCTTTTTGTAAACTTTGTTTAACTCCAAGCATCGTGTTTTTAACTTTGTCTGCTGATGCTATAACGACATCACTCAGACCTTTCTCTGACATGATGTCGCCTGCCTGCATCATGTTAAACTTTTTACCAGCCTTACCGAGAATATTTTTTATAGCCTCAGGTGCTTGCTTAGATGCGTTTTGTGCAGCGTCTGAACTAAACAGGAACCGAGAGATACCTCTCTGGCTTTGTCCTAGTATTTCTGCTGCGGCTTTCTTCTCTGCTTCTGAGAGAGCACTCATCGTGCCTTGTCCGATAGTTCCTAGAAGCCTCTGCCCGACAGCCTCCTGACCAGCCTTAGCGCCGATCTTACCAACAGATGCACCTGTACCAAAGAGAACTGGTGCTAGTGCTCCAAGTCCTCCAGCAAGGGCAACGTCACCGACGTCGGTACTACCTTGGTGCGTACCTAAACCTGCTCCTATTTTCTGCCTTAAAAACTCTAGTCCTGCTGAACTACCGGCACCTGCTGCCATAGCTGCGGGGATCGCTCCAGCTCCACCAGTCGCTGCTCCAGCTCCTAGACCTGCTGCTGCGGTCGCTAGACCGGAGCCTAGACCTGATATTAGGTCATAACCAACGTCTGTTATGTCGGCAAAGTCAAAGCGGTCGGGGTCTAATACAGACCATTTCTGCTCACCAGGTTTCCTGATAAGGCGCTGACCATTGTTACCGATCTTGGTTTCAAAACCTTCTTTTTTGATGAACTGTTCTTCGACTTCTGGAGACCCACCGAAGTTTTTAAGCGCAAACCTACTACTCCAAGAAAAATCCGGGTGAGTTTCTTGGACGATATCGTCGGGGGGTTTTCCACCGTTTTGAAGTATACGAAGACTCGCGTCAGAGAGTTTACTCATGTCACCAGCTTTTAGAGCAAGTAGTTCTTCGTTACTGAAGGACGATAGATCCATTACTTAAGTCCTCGTCTTTTTAGTTCTGCATCTGCTGCACTGCTAAAGTCTGGCATACTAGAAGCGCCTCCTGCGGCGTCTACCCCAAGCTGTCGACTTATCGCGTATTGATTTCTAGCTATGTTCATTTGTTCGTCGGTGTCGCCCTTCCACATAGCTTTCTGCTTCTGATCTACTTTGTCCATGATCTGATCTGTTACTTTTTGTAGGTCTTCCATCTGTTGCTTAATTTTAGCAGCATTTGAACCCATAAAATTATTAGATATCAAACCTTGGAGACTTGTTGCGATACCAGTACCACGTTCGATCAAGTTCAAGTCAGCACCAGCTAAGGCACCTAGTTTTGCAACACCAGTGTTGTAGGCTGTTGCAAGAGAAGAAGCCGCTGCTTTAAACGTCGGGTCGGTGTAAGGTATTTCCCCACCGCTAAGCATTTGCTTAACAGTGTTGGCGCTTCTGTTTAATATGAATACTTGGTCTAACTCAGACCCGAAAGTTTTCTCAAATTTCTCTCTATTTGCTTCTTTAGCTTGGTTGACTTTGAAGTCGTAGTTTTTATTTGCGAGGTCTTGGGTCGTCGCCTTCATCAGTCTTTTATTTGCTTCCATCGCCTCTAGCTCACGAAGCTTGAGCCTACCTTGAAGTTCTTGTTTTAATTTCTCTGACTCTGTCGCTGAAACCCCAAGTCGTGCTTTGTCAATACCGCCTTGCAAACCTTGTGATCCACCGAATACGTCGGCACCGCTCATAGGTTTGGTGTAACCTTTAGACAGGTTTCCGCCATACCAAGTGTCGACTAATGCCATGAGTGGTGAGAAATCCGTTTGCGGCGACATGGTCTGCATGTAGTCTTTAAGCATTTGCTCTTTTTCTTTGAGACTACCTCTCTGGTCTCCGACTGCTGCTAGACCTTGTTCATTTATTTGGTCTAGGAGTGCTTTGATGTCAGAGTCGTCTCTCTTACCACCAAGGTCAAACGACGGTGGATTGGGTGTATTAGATCCCATAACAGGAGGTAAGGTCATAGCAGACCGAGGTGGACCGCTTAGCTCACCAGCCGCCGTAACAGTCTGCTGAGTCGGAAGAGTGCCATCGGTAGCGCCCATCATGGCCCCCGACTGCCTGGTAGTCATTTCCTGTGGTGCAGGTTTAAGCCAATTAGAGTTTGGATCTTCTTGGTTAAAGCGACCGCCGCTCATAGCCTGCATCAATTTGTCCCAGATACCCATGTAGATCTACCTTCAAGAATATGTGTTACGTCCCATACCTGTGAACCCAGACTGATACTGCGGTGCTTGTCCCATGATCGCTTGACGATTCATCATGTCTTGGAACATTTTATTCTGTTCCATACTTTGCTGCATACCTAAACCCGCTGCTCCACCTTGCATCGCTGACCCTAGTATGTCGGCTCTTTGGACGGGGTCAGCTTGCATCCCGGTGAAAGGCTGATAAAGTTTCGTGACAGCAGCAGCTTGTCGGTCTCTTTTTTCTTGCTGCTTATCCATCGTACCTTTAGCTGCACCCGCTATTGCCATCATTGCCCAGATTGGTAACATCGTCTTTCTCCTTCTCAAACTCCTGGTAGAACTCCAGGAAAATTTCTGTTTTAAAAACCCTTATCCCTATCGCTCTAAAACCATGCTTCATGAGCAGGTTCATATACCCACAGTTGTCATTTCTTACGTAAGTCGTGACTCTCTTATATCGACTCCGTGAGTCAGACAAAATAGCTTGAAAGCCTCTGACCGTTCTAACAGCGTTACCTCGGTCCATACTTCCGCCAAATTGCCAGTAGAGACTTTCGCAGTCCGTTTCTCTACATGTGGCATATCCGATAACTTCTGAGCCGCACATTGCAACAAGAGCGAAGCTAATTCGCTCAACCCAGGGCGGTCTAATTTTTTTAAATACAGCAAGGTGGGCTTGTTCTGAGCAAGCAAACCACTCTTCAGGGGTGTATCTAAGGAGTTCAATATCCACTCATTTCTTCCCGGCGTTCTCTGTTGCTGACGCAGTCTGAGCCGCACCTGTCGCTGCGATCGTCCCAGATGCAAGGTCTTTCTTCCACTGGTTCTTAGCACCAAGGTCTGTAAGCCTTGTCCCTATGTTGAACTGGTCGACACCTAATTGGTTAGCAATATTCTGCTGATCTAACCCCGACAAGTAACCTGCTCTGGAAAGTTCTGCACCTGGGAGCTGCTGAAGAAGATTTAGCTTATTATTTTCATCCTGCATTCCGATACCAAGTCGGCCTTGCATTCCCTGGTTTCTAATGTTTTGCCCACCCAGTAGCGCGTTCTCTTGACCCGAAGCTGCTAACCTCTCAGCAGCCCCCCCACGTAACCCGCCTCGCATGGCCAGACCAGAACGCGCTCCTGCTAACTGCCCTGCCTGTGCTTGGTTGGCTTCGTTAAGCATGTTCTGTGTATCTAAGTCTTGGCTCTGCATTGCCATCTTAGCCCATGCCGATGGACCCTTCTCGGTCGCTCTCGTCTGGAGTTCAGCTAGACCTTTAGCTTCACCTAGTTGTGAGTTTAACGGGTTTCTACCTAAAAGTTGAAAGTTACTTCCTAGCGTACCGTTTGCAGATGTTGAACCTTCGTAGTCGCCGTAAATATCCCTAATAGGTACTGGTTGATAGTTTGCTTTTTCCTTTTTATGAAAAAGCATCCAAGGATCATTACTGTCGGTAAATGGTTTCTCTATCCCACCTAAACCACCGTTACCTAGAATACCGCCAAGTGGTCCACCGATTAGCGTCCCAAGTATTGCACCTATAGGGTTATTACCAGACATACCACCTCCCCCTACATCCGGTAGACCGCCGCTCTGTGCTGTAGGTAGTTTAAAACCACCTTCCGGTAATTTAAACGCACCCGATACGTCTACACCGCCTCCTCCACCGTAACCGCCGCTAAACCCACCAGGGTCGTACCCTTCAGGTATAACACCAGCCTGAGTTAAAGCTTTTTTTGTAAGCGGGTCGACGTAAGTATATGCTTCACCCATAAAATACCCCTTAGTTCATATCGTCGTAGAGCCTGTAGTCGGCTTCGATCTCGTTAGAGTTGTCGACTACTTGCTGCGACAAGGTCGCTAGTGTCGTTTGCTTTTCCATCTCTAGGTCAGCAGCAGCTTTCGGAAGATTCGGTGACATTTCTTTTTCGTAACAGCGAACTTTCATGTACTGCATGATGTAGTTGACAGCTTCCGGGATGTCGCAGACGTCGGTGTCGTTTACGAGTGTGTTGGCGTTTCGGATGTACCAAATCTTAAGCACACTACCGGCTTCGTTTGGAGTCGGTGCTAGAAGTATTCTAGGAGCACCAGCGGTCGGGTTTACGATGAAATACCCGTATTGGATTTGATCACCCTGAGCTGTCTGGTGGACTTCATATTGTTCGAACTTATGCCAGTCTCTGATGCGCTCCACTTTCCAAACAGACGTACCAAGACGGTAGACGATCGAACGGATTTTCATAGCGTAAACGTCAGAAGGGAGAGCGTACTCCTCCTGACCTGGAACAAGTGTGATAGTCCCTCTCGTTAGAAAGTAGTCTTCACATAGGTTGTGTATTTGGCGTTCTACTTCGTCGACCGCTTCATTCGCATAGCCAAGCATCTCTTCGGCTGTGATGAAGTTTTCGCCTTCAAGGTCTAGGTCTCTTTCGACCTTGTCTCTGATTTGAGCATAAGTCCAGTAAGCCATATTATTCTGCGTACCTCCCAAGTAGGAACCGAAGTGTCGTAGCACCACTTAGGGTGTAGCGGATGTTGGTCGATGTGAAGTTAGGATAGTGCCATGTCAGAGTCGCGTTATTTAGGTTGTGCATGAGTATGATGTCTCTTGGCTCAAAACCTAAGCTGTGCGGAAAGTCTTTGTTAGCGACCGCACCTGGTTCTGTGATTTCAAAGAATTTAAACTCGCCTTTGATAAAAGGGTCCTTCGTAAAATAGGAAACCAGTCGACTAAAGTTTCCTTGAATAAAAGGGTCAGTTATTTCTTTAGTAAAGAGAAAGGGGAATTTCATGTCGCAATAGACCCCTTGTCAGAATTGTTGAATACTTCTTGTGTTTGACCAAATATATCGTAATACAAGGCATAGTTCAAAAGATTTAAGATCTCACCTTTCGGATACCCGCTGATCTGCCACGCACTCCCGACTACGTTAGAACTAGCGTTTACAGGGTCAGAATAGGTCAGAACATCGGCTGTTCGTGCGGTTATCAGGTATTCTCTTTCGAAATTATCTGCTGCAAAGGAGATATACCAGTCGACAGAGTCAGAAGGCCAGTCATACGCAGCGGTGTCGGTAAGCGTGACGGTCTTAGCCGTAGCGTTAATGTCTGCTGTCCCTAGAAGGCTAGAGTTTAGGATAACTACGTATGCATTTGTAAACTTAACGATCTTATATGTACAGCGTAAGTTCTTAGCCGACATCCGACGCTTCTCTAGGATTAGACCCTCTAAACTCCAAGTAATAGACGGATCTCCCCAGTAGACATCGGGGTCACCCCAAACGACGTTACCACGGTAGCGAATCGGGAGAAGATCCGACAGAGACTTACCGTCGTCGTTATCGGAGCTGATTTGTAACGCTAAATTTGTAATAGAGTCAGCGACTACGTTTATCCCTGTCACATATTTTCTAAGGACAGAGGTTCCGAAGTTGTAAGCGATCGACTCTAGGTTGTAGAAAATAGTCTGACGAACCCATGCAGACGGGGATACGTTTACGTCGACTTTTAGGTCGGTGTAAGTGGTGTTCGAATGCTGGAAGATGTAACCCCTACGGTCACACCGGATGAGGTCGCCGTTTAGGTTAAAGTCGATAGCAGTCGGAGAAAAACTGTCCATCCCACTTACGGTCGTGAACGTCGCATTCTCTCTGATACCGTAGGTCAGGTCCAAAACGTAGCATCTGTCGATTTCGGTGTCGTTACCTTGGATCGTCCACCAGATACGGTTCTTACGCTTGTCGTATTTACCTTGTATACGCTGCTGCTTCTGTGTGGTGTCGACCCACGTTACCCAGGTCTTATCGAAGTCGCCGTTTAGCTTTAGGACCTGGTATCCATCGGTGTAGTAAATACCGTCTCTACCAGCCCAGAAGAGACCGTCTAAAGCCTGCACCACACTCTGGCCAGAGATGCAGTCGGCTGTATCAGAGATACGTTCGTAGACCATACCGCCACGACCTAGTTCGTCGAAGGCTCCGTCGATGCGGTAGACAGCTCCACTCCTGCACAAGCATACGACGTTAGACTTAGTGGAAGACACCCCTGTGATGTCGGCATCTAGGTCTAGGAAGAACGTAGCAGGAACTGCAAAGAGACTACCAGGGACCGAATGCATAAGCCTAAAACGGTAGTTAGACGTACCGTCATAGACGTCGGCGTAGTAGGCGATATCTCCGAACACATGCACAAGAGAACATCTTGGTGGAAGGTCGTTTGCGACGACACCTCCCGCAGTGTAGAGGATTTCATTATTAATCAGTGTAGCGTCTGAGACGTTGTCGACAAATGTAGCCGCAGCGTCTGTGGTAGATCCGACTAGGTAGAAGGTCGTCCCGGCGTTGGTCGTGCGGTAGATTTCCATTCCCATAGTAGTCGGGAAACTAGCGTCTGAACTATTGGTGTAGGCAGTCCAGTTAATCGTGACAGGTGTCGCGGCTGACAGGGCTGTCTTGATCTCAGACGGTGCGCTTCGGTCTAGGAAGGTAATACCGTCTGTTGTGGTGTAGGTGTAAGTCCTGACAATACGGTAGAGCCAGTTATTTGCTCCGGCTGTCACCGATGTCGAGTTAATAGTTGGTTTTGGCGCACCAGCACTCTCGGTAGCGAAAACACCTGACCCCGTATGACGTACACGCATCGGTTGCATGTAGTTTGAGTGAACCCAAATGGTCTGATGTTGCCACGGTTCAGAGACTGAGAAAATTGAGTTAGTGGTCGCAAGTCTAAAGGCATTACCAATCGGTGAAGCTACTTCTGTGAAAGTACCAGACGCATTTCGGTAGAGTTTTTGTGACGATTGGAAGAGTGGATAACCAGCTACGATGTCCATAGTCGAAACACGCTGAGCACCTGTCGGTAGCTGAGCGTTTGCTGCGTTTATGTAGAAATTAGAGCCTGGTCTAGTAAAAGGTTTTGCTGACGTTGGGTACTGGATAAGTAACAGGTTGTCGCAGGTCTTCATTTTGTTAGGAGGCGCGTTTAGATAATAGTCGGTTATCCCACCAGAAAAATCTTCGATTTCTAATTTCTGTGCCATGACGTCCTAACGTAAATAGTAAGCCGTAATGTTTAGAGAGTTGTCGTTTATATACACATAGTATGTATTTGAACCGACTTTTTCTGTCTCTAAGAAAAGTTGTTTTGTCTGTGACGAGGTGTCTTTGAACACGACGAAGTAGTTGTCTAGGACGGTAACTCCAGGCATCACGACAAGCTGTCTATAGGTTCCGCCTGAGGTCGCTACCCAGTTAGCAGCAAGTAAACTCTGCTTGATAGCAGTGATCGCAAACGTGCTAAGAGTGGATGAATTTACACCGTCGTGGTTGTGGTCATTTAGCTGCTGAAAGTTGTCTTCCATAGCTGGCCAAAAGACCGAACCTTTGTCACCTGTTTGTGGTTTCTTAAAAAAGAAACTAAGAATTTGCATTTGCAGTCGCCTCCACCGCTAAATAAACTTCGTAGCAAGCTTTAAAAGCTTTTAGAGTAGCGGCTAAAATAGTTCTAGCTTTTACGTCGGTGACGTCTGCTAACTCGTCCATGATAAACTTAATCAGCTCGTCACACTCTTCGCCTGTTAGGTCTTTCAGCTCCCCTGGGACTTCACCGATACCGACAATCGCAGGTCCAACCTTCTCTATGATCGACCAAACGTGTGTGAAGTCAGAGAGGTTTAGCTGACCGTCGTTATATATCAGGAAAGAAGATTCTATAAGACCAATTGCTAGGTTTAGGACGTCTTTTAGTTCTTCTACAGTTGCTTGCTTAATCATATTTTTTCTCCACTACTTTTTTGAGAAATGGTGTAGCGATAAGTTCTAAGAGAGAACCGGCTTTGACTTTCTCAGTGCGGCCTAGCCAGCACTCAAAAGCCATATATGCTGCGACACCTAATAATTTTCCAACCATGTAGACAGTAACCATTTTAGCCCTCCCAGTAATATTTTGGTCTGACCATAGCGACTAGGTCAGTTCTTGAGAGAATAGGTCTGATTTTTACAAATGCGTTCTGTTCAGCAGCAACAGTCGGGTTTACCGTCTTAGAGTCGCCGCCGCCTGCTTCGATCATGACGTTATGATCTAGCGCAAACCCTACGTGCGTTATTTTGGAGATTTCTTTTCCAAAGAAGACAAGAGCGCCAAACGACGCTTTATACACTCTGCTAGATTCGTATCGTTGGTATAAGCCTTGTGCGGTCGCGTCGAATACCTTCGATACGAGACCTT